CACAGCAGATGTAACCTTATGCTTAAACTGAGGCTTACTTACCTCTCTTGTTTCGCTCTTAATATCTGGATCGAAATTCGGAATAAATTCCTTTACCATAGTGACATCAATCTTTAGTGTCATGCTGCCCTCTGTGGTTCCCTTCTCCTGCATATTGCCGATAAGGCGCTGGAGGACAAAGTTCATATCGTTTTTCATTTCCTCAAAGGTATCACTGTCGAAATCCAATTTCTTTTCATAATCGTTGCTCATTGTCAAATCCTCCCATATTCGATATTGTTGTCTTTCATATACTGGATCAAGCCTTCCAGTTGTTCTCTGGTGCCAACTGCACAGAATTTCGTCCGGAATTTCTTGACCTCTTCCTGCTTTTGAGCGAATGGATCAACCACAGGTGCAGATGTACTTTCCTGTACGCTTGTCGCAGTTTGGTCCTCATTCAGCACACTTTCTGAAGGCGTGATAACGCTTTCTCGCTGTTCGGTAACAGATTCCTGTTGTTCTATTGCCTGTGCCTCTTGCACTTTACTCTCTTCCTCAACAGCTTTTTCCCTTTCTTCTGCCTCTTTGCGGCGTGCCTCTTCCTGGCGTTTTCTTTCAGCCTCTTCCTCGGCCTTACGTTTCTTCTCAGCCTCCAGTTTTTCCTCTAGGTCAGACAGTCGCTTATTCTCGGCCAGTGCTTTGCTGAGGTCCAGAGTCTTTATGTATACATCCTTTGCGTTCAGCTTGTACTTGCTCTCCAGGCTGTCGATTGTCTCCAGGTCAGTGCGGACCTTTTCAACCTTTGCCTTTACCTCAGTCTGCGCCGTAGCCAGCTTATAGGTCTGATTGAGATACCGGATGTCGAACACCCTCTCAAAAGACAGAACATCCGCCAGATCCCCGATTACTTCATCATAGGATTTCTGGATGCTCTTTTTCTTTTCCTCTTTCTGCTGGTCCTCAAACGCCTTTACCTGCCTGTCAATGATGCCTACCGGCTCCTGGATCAGTGCCAGAATCTCTTTCAGCTCCGCCTCGAACACTTCATACGGCTCATTGATGATTTTCTTAACCATCTTCCGGCGTTCCTCTATGGCTTTTGTCAGCTTATTCAGCTCTGCCCGGTCCGCCTTTGCCTGTTTCATGTTGTCCTCCGTGTAGACAACATTCTGGTATGCGGCTATCTTATGCCTTACAACCGCCTCCAACTCTTCCTTGTTCCACTTAATTACCCGGAGGAAACCATCCTCCGTAGGGTTTATTAACCGGAACTCCATCTTTTCCGGCTGCGTCACAGCTACTTCGCTCACAACCTCCGCCTCCACCGTTTCCGGTGCCGCTTTCTTTCTTCCTGCCATCTGTCTACCTCCTATATTTGATCTGCTCCTATTACCCGGATTGATACATCCACCCTCGGATTCTCCGAATAGAACTTCCTTACCTGTGCATCCACAACCGCCGAATCATCACGGTATGCCACCTTATTCAAGCTGTCGCAGACAATCTTCCCGATATTATCCCAATCCGGCTTTTTTGTTGGCCGGATTTTATGCTCCAGCATGGCTTTCCGTTTTTTCTTGCTGGTGGATTTCGGAATCTCATAGTAAGCGATAATCCTCACATCCAGCATAGCATCCTCGCTGAACATTTTCCCTTTCGCCGCCTGCTGATACATCAGCTTGACAAAATTTTCATAGCTCACCGTCTCGTCTGGGGTATAGGTCTTTACATACTGCCCTGCTCTGGAGAACTTCGGCCTCTGCTTTCCGAATGGCTGGCCCGGTACTGAGAACTTAATCTGCCGCATAGCATCATCCTCCGCAATGTTATCCATACTGCCTCCTATTCTCCGCCAGCGGTATTACCTGCCTCAGTATCACGATAAATCTTCAAGTAATAATCCATCTGTTTTCCTGTCGGTGTCGCCTTTCTCTTCCCTGGTCCCACGGTATATCCATTCTCATGCAGAATTGCCGTAACCGTCTTTCTGTCCTCCAGCTTATTGATGCTGAGTTCCGCTACTTTTTCCAATGCCATATTGTCATCCCTCCATTAACTTTTTCATTTCATCAAACCGCTTTGCCGCCTCTTTCTCCCTCCATGACCTGCCAGGCACTCTCACCGGGAAACACATTTCAAATATCCTGTCGTATATCCGCTTATACCGAATGTCCGTATTCTCCTGCATTTCCTTTACTGTCATATTCGTGGTAAGGATCAGCGGCTTTCCTGCCCGATATCTGCTGTCAATGATGTTATAAACTTTTTCCAGGGCATAGTCTGTATTTCTCTCTGTGCCCAAATCATCAATTATCAGCAGCCTGGCATCGTTCAGCCGGTTCATAAAAATCTTTTCTTCTTCCGGATTCCCCTGGATGTTCTGCAGGATTTTCACAAACGAAGTCATGATTACCGGAACCATCCGATCAATAAGCTCGTTTGCAATGCAGGCAGCTGTAAAGCTCTTCCCCGTTCCTACCGTTCCCCATAGCAATATGCCCTGTCTTTTCTCGTACATTTCCTCAAACCGTTCCACATACTTCTCTGCCAAAGCATAAACTTTCTGGTTATCCTGGTCTTTCTGGAATGAGCACAAGCGCACTTCCCGCAATTTATCATCTATCAGACTGCTGTTTTTCAGACGCTCTATGCGTTCCATAGCCTTTCGCTTTTTCTCTGCCTCTTCCCTGCGTTTATTTTCCTCAACCTGGCATTTGCAGAGGCATCTTACCACTATTTCCTTTCCGTCAGTAAAATCTGAGGCCGGAAGTCTGGTCTGCTTTTTGCCTCTGCACTTTCCGCAATGCAGAAGTCCATCATCGCCTATGTAGTCTCCTTCATCTGTCCGTACCTCTACGGTGTCCTGCGGAAGTTTCACTATCTCCCCCAGCTTTACCGGTTCACCAATCATATACATCACCCCTTCCGAAACGGATTCTCGTCGTCTGTGACTTCCATACTGGCCTGTGGAGCGTTTTTAGGAAGATAATCAAGGAATGGTGTTGCCTCCCCTAAAAAGGTCTTTCCGTGCTTGATATACTTCTCTTCCGTCCTATCTCTCCTGCACTGATCCGCATAATTTTTAGCCGCCTCTAACAGCTGTTCATGAGAGAATCCATCCTCCAGCCTCGCTTTATACTTTTTGTACGCCTGCGCCTTGTCTGCTTTCCTGGGGTAAACGCTCCAGAACTCTTCAAAATCCGTTGAATAATTACTGATTGCCTTTCTCGACTTCGGCTCCGGGCTTTGAGCCTCCGGGAGAGCAGGGATATTTTCCTCCGGTTCTCCCAAAAGTGCTTTTTCATTTTTGACCCGGTTGTAATACTCTCTCTGCCGGTCCGCCTCCGTTGAGGACTTCCCTATATAATTCTGAATATCCATCATGTAGATAGCCCCGTTATCCAGAACCTCAATCAGTTCCAGCTTTCGGAATGTCTCCAGCGCCTTTTCCACGGTACCTACCTGATGTCCTACCAGGGTGGCAAGTATCTCTGGTGTGTACGGTATCACATTTCTATACATCAGCCGGCCCTCATTCCTCAGGCTTTTCAGATAGAGTTTCAAGAGGATATTACTGTACATATATCCGTCTTTCATGCTCTCCAGTATCTTGATCTCATCCGACTCGAAAAACCCCTCCTTCAGCTTTAGGTAATAATACTTTCTATTGTCCGCCATGTGTCCACCGCCAATCGTTACTATATTCCGGCTGTCAAATCCATAATCGAAATCGGCTTTGTCAGTACCCGGTTATGCCTGCAGCAATCGCACAGTTCGCATCTATCCGGCTCCAACTCCCCGCTTTTTAAGCTGAGGATTCTCGGTGTGTTGGCCTCTGCAACACTAAGAGCCTCCTGCAGATAATTGTCTGTCACATGAATAATGCGGATGTCCGGCTCTTTCTCCTTTGTCGCACCCGCAATATAAAACGGCAGCTTCTTTCCGGTGTTCTGCCTTACAATCTCCTGATAAATCGCCCCCTGAATGTCATAACCCCAGTAACGGACGAAATCCAGATAGCCCAAATCTTTTACCCATTTCAGCTCCGTAATGGACGACATAACTTTCAAGTCCACGATTGCCACATCCGGAATGTAGCTGTCGATCTTGATTTTCCACTTTGCCCCGAACAGTTCCCCGGTCATAATGACCTGCTTCTGTCCGCCCATATATTTCATGAAATACTCGTCACGCTCAATGCGGGCGATAATTTCATTAGCCTTTACATACTCAGCTTTCAGGCCCCCGTCTTTCTTGAAAAGCGTAGGATTCTCCGCCTTGAACTTCTCCAGCGTACCTTCAAAGTAGGCATCAACGTAACTTCCGACCATAAGTGCCGTACTCTTCTCGTCCTCCCACCTTTCCTCTATCTTCTCCAATGCCGTAAATTCGCAGCCTAACCGCCCGTATGTCCCCACAAAATCTTTGAACTGGGAAACGCTCAGGTATTCCCTGTTAGCCTCCTGGCTATAATAATTCTCCGCTGTCAGTTGCATCTTCTCTTCCTCCTATTCAACTTCTTCCAAATCCAAACCGCCAATGTTGTTGCTTTCCAGCGTTGCAGGAGATTTCTGCCCCGGAACATCTTCATTATTCTGCCCAATCAAAAACGGATCCTCTGCCTCTATGACATCCGGCTTATTATCCCCATAGCTGCCATTCCCATCTTCATCATAGGTTTTCTGATCGTCCTGGATTGCTCTCTGCATATCCACTGACAAGATGCCCCATTTGCTGAGTAACAGCTTGATAACTGTCTTTAATGCCATAGCCTCAAAATCCGTCGTCCATTTGCTGCTCTTCTTGCCCTCATTCAGATCGTACCTGTATGCCTGCGAATACTTCCTTGCATGGTTATCAACCGCCTGCCTTGACATGAATAACTCCTGCACATATCCGGTTGTCAGCTCAAACCTTGCATAATACCCAGCTACCGTTTCCTCTACCCCTTTCGCTCTCATGGTACACTTAGAGAAATCATCTACAAATTCAATCTCCCCGGTAATCGGATTATAGCTTCTCAACTCGTCCTCGTAGACAACCGCATAGTTCATTCTCTTGTAGTATCCTGATCTGATAGCAAGCTGGATGAACCCCTTATACATTATCTGAAACTGCGCCTCCATGTACTTATCATACTGGCGTGTCTGAGGATTCCATTTGCTGTTGTTATACGGTACAATCGCCGCAAACCCCAAATTGCTGTCAATCGGCAAATCATATGTCGCCGCAACAAAAGCTGCGCTCATAATCGAATTTGCACTGCACTGTTTCAACTTTGCACTTCCAGCTACCACATTAGTAATGGATGCGAGAAACTGCGGCGCTTTCTGTCCCAAAACCTCTGTGAACTTCTGTCTAACCGTATCTGATGAAACAAGCTGCTTCACTTGGACTGCCACGCTAACCCCTGTCTGCTGCTGTTTCTGTTGTCCTGCGGCTTGCTGAACTGCCGCTTGCTGTCCTGCCATACTGTCATTCCTCCTTTCTTGCTGCGGAAAACTCCGCTCCAACCAACTCCATAAAATCTGTTACCGATAATTCCTCAACACAATCTCTGCACATCGGGCCTTTCTCTGTTTCCAGATACTCTTCGCCGTCAAAGATTCCTTCGTGGCACATTGCACATTCAAGGACCGGCACCGGCTCCGGTGCATTCGGGCATCTTGAATGGCATGGTGTACTCAGACACACGCTACACATTCTGCGCACTCCCTTTCCATCGCCCTCAGCATTGTTGTGGCATTCACATACTGCCGGAATAAATAATTTTTCAGTTCATCTTTGAACAGCAGGGGCAGGTATTCCTCTCTGTTCTCGATCTTGTTGACATCCATCTTTCTCTCACAATACCAGAGGACATAATCAATAGTTTCCTGCGATATGTGGACTCCTTTTTTTACCCAATCGCTCACAATATCATCAATCTCCGTCTGATCCATAGCCGTCCTCCTTTCTGAACAAAAATCTAATTACATTACCAACACTTCTTACTGCTTCTGCCAACATCAGCATCAGTGGCAATGTCAGCCATTCGCCTCCGTATGCCAGATAGCCTCTCGTAGCGTATGCCGATTTTACTGCAACTTCCGTCAGTATCAGGCCTATCACTATCCACAGCCAATTTCTTGAAATATACCGTTTTATACTTTTCATTCCGTCAGCTCCTTGTCTGTGTAGAAGTAATGGTTGCCATGCTGGAAAAGGAACTCCAGATTTTTTCTGTGCCATTCTGGCTTACCTGCGCTCTCAAAATACAAAGCGCCCTGGCTTTCATCCCACTTTTCTACCTGGATCAGCTCTAAAGCCTCTCTGCATTCCTGATCCGGCTCTGTTGTGTACCACCTTCCCCCTTCCTGCATTGGACTGAACTGCCAGCCTCCGCTACCTGTTCTCTGATAAATAACCTCTTCGATAGTGTCCGGGAATCTGTCACTCCAAACCCTGTTGAGAACTACCAGCATAACAAGGGCTTTTCCTTCAACGTCCTCTCCTTCTGCCTCTGCCATTGCTATTTTCTCTAACAGATATGCGTCCTCTGCATCCCAATCCATGCTGGGAATGTTGCTCTGGCGCTCACTTACCTCTTCCACCGATTGCCTTTCGGTTATTGCCTTTTCTTCAATCTCTGGCATTGTGGCCGTTTCCGGCTCCGTTATCACGCTTTCTTCTGTTATCTGTATCTCTCCTGTTTCTTCCTCCTTACTGGCGTCATTCCCTGCATCTGCATAGAACTCTCCGACGCCTTTAATCATGAATACGGCGGCTCCGCATATCGCCAGGACCTTTAACCCGAACAACAGCTTTGCCCGCTTTTTTCTTCTCACGATAAACTCCTTTCTGGTACCGCCCGGCTTCAGCTGCTTTTGAGATACTTCTCACCGGCAATCTTCATTTCACTGATTATCTCAGCCATGCTTTCCAGCTTTTTGAGGATTTCTTTCAGCTTCGGGATTTCTTCCTGGCTGATGATTCCATCCTCCGTTATTTCAATCAAATCCACCTTCATAGTTTTTAGTTCATCCTCGTTAAAGCCTTTCAAAAGCCGCAACGCAATTCCCTGTATGCTCTTTTCTTCCGTTGCCAATGGCAGGAACCCATGAACCGGACACTCTCTCATGCAGTACCCGGCAATCAACTCCGGGGCGCAGTAGAGGTCAGCCATTACTCGAACCGACATTTTATCATTTCCCTTTATGTTCCATACAGTGCAGAAACAGGGGCTTTCCGGACTATGGCAAATTTATCTTTGTTTATCTCAATCCTTTATCTGTACCTAAATTTGTACCAAAATCTGCACTAAAAAAGAGCCGGTGCCTGGCTGTCCTATCCAAGCTGCCGACTCTATCAAAAGCCTAACAGATTTTAATTTTGCTGCTTAATTCCTGCATGGTTTCCTGTACCTTATCTTCGGTCGCATGTGCGTATATATTCATAGTGGTCTTAATATCCCCATGCCCCATAATGGTCTGTATCACTTTCACATTACTTTCATTCTCGCAGAACCGGGTACAGAAGGTGTGCCGGAGGACATGAGGGGAAAAGTCCGTCAGCAGTTCCGGCTCCCTGCCCTCATTCTTCGCTTTGTCCGTTTCCTGGCTGTTGTAAGCGTTCACAATTCTTGTGATGATGGCATTTACACCCGCCTCTGTATAAGGATTGCCTGCAGCGGAATGGAACACAAAATCAGTATATCCGTCTATCTCCGCCGTTCCCCGGATACCGGACATGAAATCATATTGCTTTTGCCGGATCAGCTGCTTTTTCAGTTCCGGCATGATAGGGATTTCCCGGATGCCGCTTTTGGTTTTCGGTGTGCTGACATGGAATTTCATTTTGCCGTTTACCCTCGTATAGTGCATGGTGTGGCTGATGCTGATAACATTCCTCTGCAGGTCAATGTCTTTCCATGTGATCCCCGCCATCTCTCCGAACCTTGCCCCGGTACCCAAAAAGAAAGCGAACATAGGCAGATGCACTTTGAAAATGTCATTGCCAGATACAAAGTCAATGAAAAGCTCCTGCTCTCTGATGCTCAATGCCTGGCGGTGCTGAGGTTCCTTGTGCTTGATTTTCTTGAAAGCGTTCGTGGCCGGATTCTCTGCGATAAGTCCATCTTCCGCAGCGTCCGCCAGACAGCCGTATATCGTGATATGCACATTATGCACCGTGGCCGTGGCAAGTTCTCTTCCCTCGCTCAGTTCTTTATACAGTTCAACCAGATGCATCCGCTTTATCTTGCCAATCTGCATACTGCCGAGCGGGCTGTCCTGCACATAATTCTTCCAGCCGGTGAAATAATTCTCCCTGGTCGTAGTTTTCAGATTGCCCTTGTAGACCTCCATCCACTTATAAAACCATTCATTAAGCGTCACTTTCGGAGCGTCACTATAGATGCCGTTCTGTATCTCCGATTCCTTGCGGACTATCTTCTTTTTCAGTTCGTTCAAGTCATTGTCAGTAAGCACATACTGGCGCCCGTCAATCATTTTTCTCCAGATGTACCGCTGATCTGATTTCTGGCTTACATTTGGGGGCAGTACCCGCCCCCGGTGGTCCTTCCTGTTCTTTCCTGCCATGCTGCCCTGTCCTTTCCGGGCGGTGCCGGGCTGTTAGCCCAGACACTCGCTCATTAAATTCATTGCCATTCTGAATCCGAGGATAAAGCCGGCCTTTTCGGATTCCCTGGATAACGCTATCGCTTTGTCAAATGCGGTCTGACCGGATGCCGTGCCAGTAAGCGTTGCCTTTTCCAGTTCGTTCATTGCCGTGTCCTGTCCTTCGCTCAGTGGCGTTTCCTCGTTGTACCTTGCCTTGTAGCTCTCAAAGAGCTGTTCGATTGTCCCTGTGCCGTTGATTGCCTTTCTCATGGTGTGACCCTCCTTTACTCGCTGCGCTTTTAGTGCGGAGGACTCACGCTCTGGCAAATCCCCCGGTGCCGGGTGCTGGCCCGCCCTTTCGGGCGGAGCCGCTTGCCTATGCTATCGTGAACCGTTTGCTTGCGGACTGTTTTGTGAACTGTTCGCAGATATCCGGGAATGTCGCTCTCAGTGCCTTGCTGTCAAGCGTGTTGCTGATGATCTCTTTCCAGCGGATGATGAAATTCTTTGTCCTGATTTCTTCCAGACCCTTGCTCTCCATATCCCTCTTGAGTTCTTCCTTCAGAGCTTTCTCCTGCTCTTCCAGAGCCTTGCGCTGGCTTTCAATCTCCCTCAGTTTCTTCACCCTATTCTCAATCTGTCTCTCTGTCATGGCTTATATCTCCTTTCTTGCAAGCCCCGGCAGGCTTTAAAGTATCTTAGGACTCCGTCCGTCTCACTATCCCCTTATCCTGTTTCCCGGTGTTATGTGGTATTCTTGCTTTCCCTTGCAGTACTCCCATCTACCTTCGCTCGCTTATAATGTTTTTGTGTTGTTTGTTGTTTATCTTGATATAATCATAACACATACGGTTATATATGTCAAGTGTTTTTATAATGTTTTTGTGTTATTTTTCATAAATTTGTGTTTATAATAATCTTTTTGTTGACATTCAATAGCCGTTTGCATTATACTATAATCAAAATCTGTATAAAACACTCAAAACGGAGGTAAATACTATGTCAGTAGCTAACAAAATGAGAGCGATTCTTAATCTCACAAATCACAAAATTCCGGACCTTGCTGAATGTCTCAATATGTCCGATCAAGGTGTCCGAAACAAATTCTCCCGTGATAGCTTTTCTGCAGCAGATTTAATAAAAATCTGTGATACACTGAATTGCGAACTATCCATAAAAACCAACAGCGGACAAATCGTTTGTCTTGGTACAGACGATCTAAAGGATATTGAAACCAAAAACAGCAATAACAGTATGCAGGAGGGCTAACAATGCAGGAAACAATCATATTGCAGGGTGTATGTAACCGTATCAAAGGGGCTTTCGTGGAGAACGGTCACGCTATGCTGACAAACCAGAGGTTCATTTACTCGAAACATTCCTTTGCCAAAATTGCGGTGATGGGCGCTCTCGTAAATCTCACGAAGGGCGATTTTGACTTTGACATTCCTATAGCTGACATTGCGGGCATTGAGGAAACCAAAAGGCTCATGAGCAAAGTGCTGGTGATCCGGACGCAGGATGCCGAATACCGTTTTTTCTTTACCAAGCTGGAAGAATGGAAGATTGCCTTTTCCAATGTCCGGGAGCAGGGCGGGGCGGAGAATGTGGCACAGTCGGTACCGGTGCAGTCGGTAGCTGATGAATTGCTGAAATTCAAATCCTTGCTGGATGCCGGAGCCATAACCGAGGACGAATATAACGCACAGAAAGCAAAATTGCTGAATCCGTAACTTTTCAACCTGATTTCAAAAGGAGGTCTAACATGCCATTAGCACAAGCCAAAATTTACACTGAGGAAGATTATTACAATCTGCCGGAGAATGTCCGGGCAGAGCTGATCGAGGGAAACCTGATTTATAACCAGGCGGCGCCGTCCCGAATCCACCAGACAATACTCAGTGAATTGCACACCGTCATAAACAATTACATCAAGTCAAAGGGCGGTTCCTGCCGTGTCTATCCCGCACCGTTCGCCGTCAAGCTGATGGAGAACCGCAAAACTATAGTAGAGCCGGACATAAGTGTTATCTGTGACAAGAGCAAACTTACAGATCGTGGCTGTACTGGAGCCCCCGACTGGATTATTGAAATTGTCTCTCCCAGCAATTCCAGCCATGACTATATCCTAAAGCTGAATCTGTACGCAAACGCAGGTGTCCGTGAATATTGGATTGTAGACCCTTACAAGGAACGCATTTTTGTTTACCGTTTGGAGCAGGAGCACTTTGAAGTGGAAACATACACATTCCATGACTGTATTCCGGCAGGCATTTATGCAGATTTACAGATTGATTTCCCCAGTCTGGATTTCTAAAAACATGATCCGTTTCTTTTTTCTGCAGGGCAGCAGTCGTATCTTAAACTTTACTTATCCCGCAGGGGCGCTTGCCCTTTCGGGATTTTCTTTTCCTATCCGGTGTCGGGGCATGGTTCTGGTTGCTATCACTGGTCTGTGGTTCGTTTATAGGGGCAGGTGGCGGTTATTTGTCTCTCAGTGTAGATTTATGAGGGTGGCGGTGTCTGGGCTGTCTGTGGGGCTGTCAGACGCTCTTTCCTGTCCAGTATCGGTCTGACCGGATATTCACATGGCCGGATGCAGGGCCGGACTGTGCTTTTCCTGCTCAATCATAGGGTGGAGCCGAAAAAATATCCGGGGCACTGATTCCCCGGATGTCTTTTCTACCCCTCTTGATACGCTTTGGTGCGATTCTGTTACGCTTTCCCGGCTTTCACTAACGCTTTACAGCTGTTCAGATACGCTTTTCCCTATTTTCTTACAGATCCTCACCTTTCGGACAATAAAGCTCATGGGATAATCTGTCATTGTCATGCCTGGGTATCTGGTGGATGCTCAGGAAAGTTGTAATCTGGCAGTTGCCCTTTACAATTTCATCCGGTGATCCCTTTTCCTTTCCCATCCGCTGCACTTCTCCACGCACAGCCTTCAGCTGTCGGGTCATGGCGATTAAATCATCACAGGCAGCGTGAGCCAGTAACCGAGCCGCATCTATGAATTTGAGCCGCAGACGCCACTCGTCACGGTATAAATCGCATATCCCGGACCAGGCTCTTTCCAATTCGCCGGGTGGAATGACTCCGTTTTGATCCGTCAACGCACTCACTAAATCTGCAATCTCTTTTTCTCCCGGAAGTGCAGGAATGCCCTGTGTGCTTTCTGATGCCATTCTCAGCAATTCCGTCCGGTCTATCATATCCGCCAGCCTGGCAGTAGCCGATACGTTCAGACTGCTGTCAGCATTTCCTCCGTCACTCATTACCTGGTCTATCATTTCCGTTTCATGGTACTTTGCAACAGATAGATAATTTTTCGGCATGGGATGTAATGCCTTTTCGTTGTCTGACATCCAGGCACATTCATAGACCGGGCAGTCTGCCCTTTCCTGTACCTCTGCCTGTGGTTCCGTTGGATTCTTTAATCCCTGTGTATATCTCCCGATACGGAGATTTGCGCACACAATATCTCGGGCAATCCTGGCAGCGTCATTATTGCCCGGCTCCTGCCTTTTCTGTTCTGCCTGTTCAAGCTCCTTTTTCACCTGCTCAATAGCTTTCTGAATATTCTCCATCTTTGACTTCCTTTCCGTTCTGATTGCTGGTGTCTCATGTTACAAAATACCAGGGTAGGGGGCAAATGAGCCAGATCATCCTTGCAGGAACACCCAAAAAACAAAAGTTTATTATGTACCTTTATGCGCATATATGCGCTAAAACCCTGCTTTTTTGTAAGGTTTCTTACATGATTTCTGGTAGGTTTCTTTACCAGAGATAAGAGATAAAGAGATTAGAGATATAAATATATATGCTCACGCTCTGATTTCTTACAAAGCCCCCGGCCCATTCCTCCATGCCCTGCTACCGTTTTACTTTTTCCGTTTCCGGTCAATCGCCATGCCGATAAGATGCCCTATGATGTTTCCGAGAGCCATAATCAACGCCATTGTGATATAGTCCATGCTTTTCTCCTTTCCATACAGAACGCAGTATTGCGCTTTCTGTCATTTCTTTTTCCTGCCGTTCCTGATCGTGATTGCCAGCAGCACAAGCTCTAAAACAAAGTTCGCCGTTATAAGAAACAGTAACATTCTTCCACTCCTTTCCCGCCGCCCCACTTGACATTTCCGGGGAGCTGGCATATATTCTCCATAGGTCAAGAGTCGTCCCGCCGAGGGGCTGAACCGTTCCGGCAAATCAAAGCGAGGTTGCCGGAGCGGTTTTCTTATGCCTGTAAAGCCGTCATAGGCTCGTGCAGCGTTTTAAGCTGTGCCATTGATAATTTATAGGGGTTATGCCTTAAAACTCCGCTATGAGCCGCCTTTTCTATCCCGGTTCTGCGTTCCCTGTGATTTCGATTGTGAATACAGGGAAGTCACTCTGCAGAATCATTTCCCAAATTCTAGGATCGTGTATCTCAAACCCAATCCAGTATGCGAACGGCGGGAGGATGCCGGGAGGGATGCCGATTGCCCGCTGTTTTTCTTCCGTGAACACACAGGACTCTATGACGCTTGCGGGCTGGCCGATTGCCGACACTGGCAGCGCAAGCATAAATTCATAGATTGCCAATTCCATATCCTTTACCGTGACCGAGTAGCCCTGCGGGTTCTCAATTCCGTTTTCGGTACCTGTGATGGCAAATCCAAATATCCTATGTGCCGCCGTGTCCCTTTTGCATATCCTGTACCGTCCGAATACGGCTTTCTGGACGGCTCCCTTCCTGATGCCTTTCCTGGTTACATAATCGTTAAATTTTTTCATGGCCTACCCTTTATAGCAGTTTATCTTTGTAGTGATAGACAATCCGGTACAAACGTTCATACTCGTCACGCTTAGTCTGATTTATCTCTGCCATGCCGGTACCTGCAGAAATCAGCTGATTGTACTTTTCAATTTCATCCGGAGATCCATTCTCTCGGCCGATACGCTGAATCTCGGAACGGAGAGAATATAAATTGTTTGCAAATTCAGTCAACTCCTCGCATGCCTGGCGGTGGATTTCCAGAGCTGCATTGATGATTTCAAGCCGTAACAACCATTCAGGCCGGTACAGGCTGCAGATTTCTTTCCATGCCGTGCTGATGGTTCCTGCCGGAAACGTCTCACTCTGCTCTGCCGCCTGGACCATAGGCTCCAGATACTCCCTTGTCCTGCGGGCATTTTCCAGAGAATCCGAATATGCTATGATTTCTTCCGGATTCCCCGCCGCCGTTGCATCTGTAAGCAGCGTTTCAAGGTGCTGTATCTCGCTGTCCTGTATGGCAACCTTTTCCCTCGCACTCTTCACCTTTTCATTTTTTGCAGTGATAAAGGCATTGAATTGTTCCGTAAAATCTGCGTTAGGCGAAAACTCCATATTTGTCGGCTCGTTTGCCATTTTAAGCAGTTCAAGCCGGTCAATAACCTCTGTCAGTCTGAAAGCAGCAATCAGCCGGGGATCGCTGCCGTTCATATCCACCAACTCATTGCTGAGCTGATCCATAATCTCCATGTTATGGAGCTTTGCCTGCGTGAATGTGTCCGTTGGAGCCTGTCCTTTTTTCTGGAACTCTTGAAAGTGTTCCGATTCTTTCAAGCGTTTCAGATGCAGTTTCATCCGGAGAATTTCCCTGTCAAGTTCGGCAAATTGCTCAACTTCCGCTGTCTGCCGCTTTCGTTCTGCCTGGCTGATCTGCTCTTCTGTCTGTTCGATAACTTTTTTTAGATTTTCCATTTTCCCTTGTCCTTTCTGTGCTATTGATGGTTTTTTATATGCTCATGCGTTCCCTATAGGCGCAGGAAACGCTTGTAGCCATTTGCCAATGATATTTATGGGGCAGCGCCAAATACGCAATACTGGCGGCATATAGGGCGGATGCTATGCCCTGTCTGGTTCCCCGAATATCCGATCATAGGTTTCCGTATCGATGCAGGCCGTGTGTTCGTCCATGAAATCAAATGCCTGTTTCTCGTCCATGAGCTGTACCCTTGTTTCCATTCCCTGGCTCTCGCTGACAAGGAAATAGGAGCCTTTCCCTGTGCGGTAGAGCTTTCTTGCCGCTGTGCTGCCGAAACTGGCGGTGTCGCTTGATGATGCACATAACAAATCCGATTCTTCCGGAACATATTGCCGTTTGCCTATGTAATACCTGGGCTTGCTTTCCTGTTTCATTCCCTTATCCTTTCCACCCCTTGCCCTTTTTTATGGGGTGACATATCAGGCTGGAGCCTGTGCCTGTGAGTGACGAAATGCCGAGTTTTCGGGTATTCTGGGGCTTAATCCCAGTACCCGAAAAGAATTTGTGCAAGTTCGCTAATACCCTGCTCAATCACATTATCAGGAATATAAATATTCGTTTTGAGCCTTTTCCCTATCTGGTTACGGTTCATAGGCCTTGCTATAATGTACTGCAGGACAACGGCATTGTGCCTTTTCTTGAAATTCTCCAGTTCTGAACCGCTAAAGCATCTCTGGATGGCGGCGTGCTTTTGCAGGAGCCAGTCAATCCCTTTCCGGATATTGCTGTCCGGTGGCTCTGTGCGATACCGTTCCAGTCCTTGCCGGATCAGTTCCCTTTCCCTCTCACGCTCACGCTGCGTTTTCAGATTGCCCTTTCCTGTGTCCTGGGGCGGTGCTGAAGGGGCGCTCTCTGATGCCATGATTTCCCTTACAGTCTGGCGGGCATATTCCCGGACATATCGCTCTAATGCCTGCCATTCCCTGCAATCCGGCCCTTTGTCGCTCAAATCCATAATTCCCGGTGTGCTGTCGCTCATATCAATAAATCCCTTTCCTTTTCGCTCAGTTCCTTAAATTCGTCCTGGATGCGCTTTTCTGCCCGGTGGATGGCACGTTCCGGGAGGAATGTTGACAGTTCCTTGCCATATTTCCCGGTGCGGATTCTCTGGTACGCTGATTTTGTAAGCCTTGATACATTCTGGGCGGTGCAGTTCATTTCGCTTGCAATATGCTTTGCGCTGTGTCTCTGGTAATGCCGGGCAATGAGGACATTCCTTTCCGGTTCCGGGAGTTCCTGGAGGGCAGAGCGTAGCAGTTCATGGAGTTCCCGGTCATGGACGCTTTCCGTTGCTGTCTCGCTGGTATTCTCTATGCTGGCAATCATATCCAGGACAGTGCCGGATTCGCTGTCGCTCTCATTCAGATAGCTGTCAAGCCTTTGCAGTTCCAGTTTCCGGATTGCCAGGAGCGTTTCCCGGAGCGCTCTGTCTGTCAGGCCGAGCCGTTCCTGTATCATTTCATCCGTGGCCGGTAGCCCTTTTTCCCGGAGCCGGTCCCTTTCCCCGATAAAATCCCGGATGCGTTTTCTCATATAGGCCGGGATGCGGAGCGTTTGCCCGGAGAAATCATAATACCTGTAAACGCTGAGCTTGATATAGTGATACGCAAACGTAAAGAATTTTTCCCCCCTTGTGCTGTCATAGTGCTGTACGGAATCCATGATGCCGATAAATGCCTGTTGTTCCAGGTCTTCGAAATCTTCCCTGTCTGGCGGGTACCCATATTGCAGGCCCGTGAGCCTGTGTATGATTTTCCGGATCAAGCCGAGGTTGTCAGCCCAAAGCCTTTCCAGAAGTTCTTGCCGGTTCCCTTGCCCGGTCTGTATCTGTTTTACGATTGATTCATTATCCCATTCCATGCTCTCATTCCTTCCCGGTCAAGATGCTCTTTGCTGCCGAGTGGCATTACAGGAGATTCCTTCTCCAAAAATCAAGGTGTCCTTATCCGGACGCAGGCGGTCAGACCGGAGGGAATGACCGTTTTATATTCGTTTTTCAGAATATAAAACTCATGTGTTTAATCCTGGTATTGCTTATCTCTTCAAAGCAATATGTTTAATCCTGGTATTGTTTGATATTGGTATAGTTCGTTGGCTTGTATCAAGGACACGGTAAAACAAGTATTCGGTAAAGCAAGGTGTCCTTGTTTTAAGGAAACTTATTATTTGAAATCACATAGCCGGTATGTTAATCTCCCGAATGTGCTTGTTTCGCTTTTGGCATAGAATTTTTCAACAATTCCCCGCTGCTCCAGTATTTTCAGATGCTTATACAGCCTGTCTTTACTGATGCCGGTATCTCGTAGGAGCTGGTCTATGCTCGGATAACATTCTCTGTTTTTGTCGCAGTATGTAGCCAGTATTTGGTATATTGCCCTTGACTCAATCGAAAGCGAGCTGTCTCTGGCAATTACAGAATCAACCTTGCCATATCCTTTTTTCTGTGCCATAGGCAGATCCCCTTTCGTGGATATTCCTTAATCGAATAGGCAATACTGGAGCTTGCGGTCAAGCGGGCGGGGGCCGGTTCGCACATACTGCTTTTTGACAATTCCTCTTTGTTCCAGCTCTTTCATGTACCTGTAAAACGTATTTTTTCCCATTCCCGAATATTGCAGGAGTTCTGAAAGTGTCGGGGTGCAGATCCGGTCTTTTTCCGTACAGTAGGTTGCAAGAATGCTGTAAATAACCTTCGCATTTACCGAAAGCGTTCTGTCCCTGATGATGCCAGCTGCTGTTTTTACATATTTTTCCATAAGCATTTACCATCCCTTCCCATGATCTAGGCGCTTACATGTCCTGTGCCTGTTCATCAATCCATTTGTCTACCTTGCGGCGGTCATATAAGACACGCTTTCCCATGCGGACAATGGCATTTGCATTTTTCCCAAGCTCCATAGCCGTATTGCGTCCGAGTGAGGTATAGCGCATAAGCTCAGATATTCCCATGAGCCGCCCATATTCCATGACCTGTGTAACATTGGTTCTCTCTGTCATATCCTTATTTTCCTTTCGTTTATTGTGGTTTATAGTGTGCCTTTTGAAATATAATAAACTCATTTGCGAGCTGTGTCAATAATAAAATTCACAAATACGAGAATTTATCTCGCAGTATCTTACTCTGCCTAATCCCTCCAAAAAAGGCACTCTGTCCTATTTTTTGCAGTTATGAACAATTCTATATACGCAACTAAGGCATATTTCCCCTTTGGCAGCAGGCTCACATACGCAAAATGGGGCGTCTCGCTTTATGCCGTATATTCACATATGCGAATTGCAGCAGTCGTAATATGCCTGTGGAGTCGATACGGGGGCAGGAAACCTTTTTATACTGTTGAGTGGGTAAATGATAGGCTGTGCCGAGAAATGGCGGATATGGTCATTCTGGAGGGGCAGAGGGCGGGCGGTTCCCGGTTGCGGTCTTTGCCCTGGGAGCCGTGGCAATCTGAGGGCGGGCAGATGCTTTTTTCTCCATTCTGTACCAGATTTGTACCAGAGCATATTGCCGATTATCCGAAACCCTTGATATTCCTTGCCTTTTCCGTCTGTCGTTGCACATTTCCGCCATAAGAACCACTTTATCCACAGGCACAACTTTCGTATTACCAAGCTCGTAATCTGCCAGCGTAGATACCGAAATTCCTAAAAGTTCTGCAGCCCCTTCACGGCTGTATAGCCTCTCGTTGTATATTGCTGCCTTTTTTCTCGCCTGAAAATATACATTTGTGTTCTCGTTTATAGGACCTTTCCCCATTCCGTATTACCTACCCTTCTGCTAAAATTTAACTATCACCAGCAGGAACAGCCAGCAATGTAATGTTCAGCAGGCGGTTGACGGCATCCACAATATCTTCATTCATCATCCTGCCGTTAATCACCAGCGACAGCCGATCTCTGGAGACATTCGCTTTCTCTGCCAGCTGATTGACGCTCATTTTTTGTTTTACAAGCTCAATCTTTACTGCCTGGCACCATTCATCTGATGGCGTCTCAATGCGCTCCGGCAAGCCTGTCGTTCCCAGCTTCTCGTTGATCTTCTCAGCGATTGCCTGGTAGCTTGCGTTGGAATACCGTCCATTGATAACTGAGGAAACCACCGCATAACTGTAACCGATGCTTTCGGCCAGCTGTTTGAGTGTCATATCTTTATCAATCACAGCCTTCCGAACATCTTTACTCCATTGTGATGTTTCCTTTCTCATTTGAGTATCACTCCTTTCTCGCATTTGCTAAATATTTTTATTTATCTTTGCGAGTTTGCGTGCTATAATGTAAGTGAATCTATTTACAAACCCGCAGACGTGTCACGAAATACTTGTCGCTCTCAGCTCGCAACTTTGAATTGATTAGTATTTCATATTTATATTATACCACGCAACTACGAGTTTGTAAATAGATATATACTCAAATGCGAGAATTTTTAACACGGAGGCTTATATGGAAATTATCGAAAGAATCTACCAAACTCTCAGTGAAAAAGACAAGAAGGCATACGAACTTTGCGAGAAACTGAACATCCGCACTTCCACAATGTCAACATGGAAAGCCCGCACCAATGACCCGCCTGCTAAATACATGAAAACCATTGCTGACTTCCTGGGCGTTTCTCTGGATTACCTTATTACCGGCCAGGAGGCTCCTGTCCGCAAAACAACCACACCAGAAGAAGATGAACTGCTGGCGCTGTTCCGCTCCCTGCCGGAACCCAAGAAATATGAATTTGTCGGGGAACTCAAAGGATTTCTTAAGGCTTATACTGAGTCTCAAAAGTATCTGGACGAGGAAAAAAGATTATCAGTTTAGAATGGTACCGGCTCTATGGCCGCTACTAAGACAGGAGAATGCCTATGACAAATGCTGCGCTCTATTTTGAGCTGGCACGATCAGAGGAAAAAGCAGGAAACGAATGCGCTGCCCTGCTATTCTATCTCTCTTCATTTTGTGACAGCTTCAATTCCGGTACCCTGGACTACCCTTATGGTACCGTCGCAAAAATCCGGATGCTGCAGAACCGGCTTTCACTGCCGGATCAGTTTCTATTCGGCCTGATGCACTCATACGGCCCCCTATCGGATGCTGAGTGCCAGAAACTATTATCAGATTCCATCAACGGCGACATTGCCGGTATCAATACCACCATTGCCGGATGTGCCGACATGGGCTGAGGAACGGAGGTAACTATGCAAACATTGACCGGAAACGAGGAATTTACCCTGCATGGTGCCAGTGCTGGAATATCCGTCAAGGATTTCTGGAGCTGGGCGTACTCGGATTTGCTCGACAATACGCAGCGCGGGGTAATGGCAGAATTTCTTGTTTATTCATCGATACGGAGTACCCCCCACGATTCGCAAATGCGAGAAAACTGGCTCCCATTTGACGTAACAAGTCCATCTGGACGCAGGATTGAAGTAAAATCTGCCGCTTACATTCAAGCCTGGACACCCGAAAATATCTTTGCTCAGGTCCGTTTTGACATTGGAAAGAAGCTCGCCTGGGATAATGCTACTGCCTCTTATGCATCTGAGGCAAAACGCAACTGCGACCTGTATGTATTCTGCCTTTTTACTGCCATGACAAAGGATGTTTCCCTGCTCAATCTGGATTATTGGGATTTCTATGTGCTGCCTACGTCCGTGCTGAACGAAAAACTCCCTAACCAGAAAAGCATTGTATTCTCTGCCCTGCAAAAACTGAACCCTGTCAAGACCGACTATGCCGGACTCGGCGCAGTAATCGAAACAATCAAGCTGTAAAGGAAGTGATACTATGAAACTGCCTAACGGTTACGGAAGTGTAACCAAATTATCCGGAAACAGACGCAAGCCTTATCTGGCCCGTGTCACTCTCGGCTGGACTACCGATCAGGAAACAGGAAAGACTACTCAGAACCGTGTGCCAATAGGAACATTCAAGACCAAAAAAGAAGCTCTGCAGGCATTGGCCGAATACGGGGCAAACCCCTATGACATCCAAAACAGCAATCTCACGCTTGCAGAGCTTTACCAGAAATGGACTGAGGCATACTTTCCAACACTTGAAAGCGAATCATCTGCCCGGACGATAACCGCCGCCTGGAGGTACTGCCATGTTCTCTATGGTATGCGTGTCAAAGACCTCCGTGCAAGGCATATCAAAGGCATCATGGAGGACGGCTACATCATTCAGGACAGAGGTAAGAACGCAGGGCAAAAGACCCATGCCTCCCCCGGAACAAAAGCCCGGATCAAATCCATGTTCAACCTTATGCTGGATTATGCCCTCGAATATGAGCTGGTGGATAAGAACTTTGCCCGTACTTTTGAACTCTCAGACGATATCATCAAAGAAAAGGAAGAAAACCGGCGTAGCCATATTCCTTTTTCTGAGGACGAGCTGGGGCTTCTTTGGGATAATGTCGGCTCCGTAAAATATGTTGACTGGATTCTCATACAGTGCTACATGGGCTGGAGGCCGCAGGAAATGGGGAGGCTCCGTTTAGAGGACATACATCTGGATGAACTCTACATAACCGGTGGGATGAAAACCGATGCAGGCAAAAACCGCATGGTGCCAATCCACTCCCGGATAGTTGATCTTGTGCGGAGGAATTACGAAAACGCCCAAAGCCTGGAGAGCGAATTTCTGCTCAATGACCCTGATTCTCCAAAGGGCGGCATCAACATAACCTATGACAAGTATGCCGGACGGTTCTTCAAAGTCATGGAGGCTCTGCCATTCAAGCAGGAACACCGACCGCATGACCCCCGCAACACTTTCGTTACCAGGATGAAAAAGGCCGGCGTTGACCCTCTTGTTGTAAAACGCTTAGTCGGTCACAAAATCAATGATGTAACCGAAAAAGTCTATACATACCGGGACCTCGACTGGCTCCGGGAGGACATCGAAAAAATGTCGTAAGCCTTGTGCCTACGGCATTTTCCCTTTCTTGCTATGCTCAAATTTTTGTTACCTTCACCGTGTTGCCTACTCGTTACCTACCGGATGCCTACTCACCAAATTCTCGCACGTTTCACGACATCCCACACCAAATTTTCTTTTCCGGTTTTTGGCAACAAAAAAGTACCGCAACCCCTGAAGATTACGGTACTTTCAAGCCTTTCGGCATTTTCAATTCACAAGGTATATTTAGAACTTGCCAGCCTTCGCCGCTTCCTCAATCGGAACTGTATAGCTAGAAAAATATGGCAAAATCCAGCCTTTTGTATATTACCTGTGTTGTACTCACGGGCTTTTGTCGGGTTTTGCAAGATTTTATGCTGTCTCGATCAGTTCCACTAAATCCTGTCTTTTTGTCAGATACCAGCCCGCCTTTAATTCGTAGAAGTCGCCGGACTCTCCCACGACCGTGAAAACGTCGCCCGCGTGTGCCTGTCCTGCCGCCTGCGCTGCATAGTCCGGCGTTGCCCGATAGTTTACGCCGTCCGCGCCCGTGTAGATGATTTTAAGGCTTCCGGCGGTCTGTCTTACCCCTGCCGCGTTTTCGCCCTGTGTGGCGTTCCCTGCGCCGCCTGTGGCGGGTTTTTCTGCCGCGTTTAAGTTTTCTATCATAGCGGACAAAACGCGCTTTATTTTCGCCCCGTAGTCCGCGCCTGCCGCCCAGCCTTTCCCCTTCGGGTTTTCTTTCTGCCCTAACCATTCCACATACGGCGCGCAGCCTTTTTCCACCCATTTGTATCGGGGATCGACACAATCCCCGACCAGCGGATCGGCGGTTGCGTATGCTTTCAAGTGCTGTATCTGCGCCCGTACCCCCTCGCGCATGGTGGCGAAGCTGTTTCCTTTCATGCCCCGCGTTGTTACGCCCATACCGCAGAAATTATTCTGATCCAGTGTGACCGCTGATCCGGCAAAAGTGAAGTTCCCCGTCTCGATCACGGACTGGGCGGCGGCTATGTCCCCGCGCACTCCCTCGGCGCGTCCTTCCTCTATGTACGCCGCCGCCAGTTCTGCCGCATAGGAAGCCGCCAGCGGGTTTTTGCTTACGATATAGGCGGCGATCCGCTCTTTTGTCGCCTGTGCCTGCCCCATGATCGGCGTTAATGCTGCCGCCGCGTCCTGTGCTTCCGACGCGCTGATTGCTGCCTTGAAAGTCTGCCATGTGCTTTCAAACAGATTATAATAATACGGGTTCGGGCAGATTTTCCCCGTAACGTCATAGTGCCGGATCACATTTTCAGCGGGGATATTGTATTTTTTCATAAGCTGGCGCGTCAGTTCCACCGCTGTGGCTACGGTCTGCGGCGTAAAATACCAGTCTTTGTCCGTGGCGTTCTTTGTACTGCTGTCCTTTTTCTTTACCGCCATTTCTATGCCGATTGAATTAGTATTCCTGCAGGCGGCGTGTTTGTAACTTTTCGCGCCGCAATGCCACGCCACGTCGTCGTCCTCTACGATCTGGAATATTTCGCCCTCATGCCCTATGGCATAATGCGCCGACGCGCCCGCATATTCCCGCGCCCAGTATTTCGCAAGCTGTAAAGCGGTAGAAAGCCCGCCGAAGTAGTGGATCACGATATATTTGATCCGTGCCACGTTGTTTTTATCCGTGAAATTGATCTTTGTTATATACTGCCTGTTTATGTTCATTCTGCCGCCCCTTCCTCTCCATAAAATCCCATTTTGTCGGGATCGAAGCCGTTTCTAAACTCTGCCAGCGCGTCGTCGTCCATTCCTGCCACCTTTCTTTTAAGTTCTGCCAGTTCCTCCGGTTGTAAATCCTTTGTATGCTCGCTCATGCTGTACCGTCCTTTCTGAAAATAGAGAAAGCCCCCGCAAAGGCTTTGTGTCGTCTGTGCGGGGGCTTTGTTTGCCCGTTTCTGTGTTTATCTGTCTGCTTTGCCGCCTGTATCGTCCGACGGCTCTTTCTTTTCGTCGTCTGTGCCTAAAATGTCAATTCCGGCTTCGATCAGCTTTTCCGTAACCGCCAGCCCCTTAATCAGCACTTCGGGGATTTTATACCCCAGTTCCACAAGGTTTTCCAAAATGCTGCGGGCTTCGTTCACAATCAGCATAGCAAGCACCCACCAGCCGATCAAATTAAGGAAAGATAAATCAACGCCCAGCATATCCTTTCCGAAGTGTACGAATACAGACGCAATCAGAAACGCCACAAGCACCACCGCCCAGTAACCTAACTTTTTGACCGCGCCGATCGCGCCCACTTTGCTGCTTTCCTCTTTCTTTTTGTTCGCCTTGATCCAGCCCGTGATCCAGTCGATCACATTCAGCGCAAGGAACGCCGCGAACACATACCAGTATGTACCGAAAACCGCAGTCAGCACCGCGACGATCGCGCCCGTTGCTGCATTATATTTGTCTGTGAATACGTTTGTAAAATTATCGTTTGTCATTTTTTCTCTCCTTTTCTTTCTTAGACTTCATTGTTCTTTTTAAATATGAAATAATATTTCGGTTTCTCTTCTCCGAATATCTTCCACCGCATCCAGTCATCCAGTATAATCGCCGGAAGTGCTAAACAATACCATATCGCGAAAAATTGCGGGCATATCTGCCCCATGATATTGTATTTCATCTGTGAGTAGTCCCACATATCCAATCCCAACCATATATTCAATACTATCCCTGATATAAATTCAACCGCTGTCACTATCACTGCACAGATCAGCATCTGAATCTGCAGCGGTGTCTCCCATTCCATACATTCATTGACAAGCCCACACAAAATGAAACAGATTCCTCCCACGAGTGCCATTTCCATGAATGTATACCCTCTGAAAAGTAATTCACAGCACGCATACAGCGCGCCTCCTGCGCATAACAAGACTATGTATTTTATTGCTGTTTTCATGTCAATCTTCCTTTCATTTCCATTTCATAGTTTTTCAGTACCTCCGACTTGTATCTGTCCGGTATTTCTGCGCCATATCGTATTCCTTCTAACTCTTTTACCGTCTTTGCATCTTTGATCCATGCATTCAGGCTGTTGCAGTATGTCGTATGATATGATACAAACTTCATTGCAGCTTCAATAATTATCTTCATGTCTTCTGCTGAATAATATCTGCAAAGTTTTCCATCTTCATGATATTCCAGCCTTTTTTCCCCTGCTGCAAGCTGTGACTGCTTGCCGAATAAATTGATCTGATCCTTTTCCGTCAGGCTTATATGCTCTTTCGAGCCGTCCGCAAGAGTGATATCGATTCCTGAAAATATCGTCGTTTCACATCTGCATGACACTTCTGCCAGTTTTGCCATTCTGAGCTGTTCTGTGTCCTGTACTGTTTCATCCTGTTCTGCATAAACAGTGCCGTCGTTTGAAAAGATCATCCCTTTCCTTGTTTCCCTGTAAAGCGTCGTGAATCCTTCATATTTTGCTGTCACTTTTCCGTTTTCTACGACTTCTATTGTCTCTGTGTCCTGTGTCTTCGTCTGTTCTTCCGTCTGCACAAGAATCAAATTCTGTGCTATTCTTTTTACGCAGCCTTCGAATATTGTTTCATTTCCTCTAAATCTGACTTTCATTCGTTTTCTTCTCCTCTCCTTTCCAATTTTTAATAAATAGTTCATCAAACAGCTGATCCATGTTTTTCACGGTGCGCCATGCCGTCTTATGTCTCATATACCCTTTCCATGATTGATATTGTCTTCTCACTTCTTCGAATGTGATCTTTCCCTCGTCAAGTTTCTTTTTTAACTTTTTCAGCTTTCTCCTTTCTCTGGTAATCGAATCTCTGCACGGACGCATTATTACCTTTCCGCTTTCTGTCAACTTAAAACGTGTTTTTAAATAAGTAAACCCGTTTTGCAGCTGTATCTTCCGCGTTTTCTTTTTGTTCACTACAATTCCCATGCTCTCATATATTCTGAATAACTCTTCCATTGCATGGTCTGCTTCTTCTTCTGTTTCAAAAGCCATGAATGTATCATCCATATATCTGACATATGCATGTATTCCCAGAACTTCCTTTGCGTAGTGATCCGCTTTGTTCGGGTATATGGTTCCTACCGTCTGTGATGTCTGACTTCCCAATTCACAGCCCACGCTTCCGAACGCATCTATAAACAGCATAATAAAATTGACCATTTCTTCTGATGTGAAGTTTTTCTCAAGTATTTCTTTTCTTATGTATTCATGATCCATATTGCCGAAAAAGTTTGAAAAATCAACCAATACTACCGTTCCTTTATTGCTTCCTGTTTTTCTGTAATGTTTCCGCAGCAGCTCCGCAACTCGATATATTGCTTTGTGCGTCCCTCTCCCTTTTATGCATGCCATATTGTCCTGAATTGTTGTTCTTGTCAGAACTGGTACAAGCGCATTATCATTTCCTGATCTCTGAACTACTCTTTCTGATATGTGCGTGCTGCTTATTTTGCGCAGTTTCCCCCTTTCTATCAGATCAAACCTGTGGAATCCACGCCTTATGTCTTCCCCGTTTATAAGCTTCACGCGTGTTTCATATGTCTTCCGAAGAAGACTTGCTTCATATTTTTGTACACTACATTTCCAGCGCACCCCCTTTTTTGATATGTCAAACGCCTTGAGTAAATTTTCATAATCAAATACTCTTTCTAACGTTCCGAACTCTTTGTTGATCTGTTCTTTTTTTCGCCTTCTTGCTTCTTCTCTTCTAATTCGTCTTGCTGCGTGTCTTTCCTCGCTCGTCATTAAAAATACACTCCGCATACATCAAAATTTGCGCTGTTATGTACATAAACCCCCCGGCATGAAACAAGGCTGCGCCTTCCTTGCCATGCAAGCAGCGTCCGCCGGGCGTTGTCGTCGTGTCAATTTACCATTTCTGGAAGGTTAAGCGTTCCTTATTTACTTTTTGCCACTGCTTTCGTTTCCTACTCGGTCTGGGCGTGTAATAATCAGAGGGGGACGCCGAACTCGTTGGCCGCGCCGTTGTTGTTGGCATTACCATTGCTGTTGACATTACAAAAGTTCGTCGTGGTCGCCTCTTCCGGGGAATCAGACCACCAATTCGCAAACGCACCCTGCTTTCAACACTTAACCTGTATCTTTAGTTTCCAGCGTTCCCGCTGTTTTCTTTTCTCATTTCTCTATATCTTTTATTATCCGATTTTCTCCATGCCGTTATATATCCTTTTTCAGAAATGATCATCCCTGCGACCTCTTCCATTTTGTTGCCGCTTATCTTTCGCACTCTTCGCAAGCTTTGCAATTTCTGCAGTAACTTTTCGCAGTCTCCGCTTGCTCTCTGCTGATATCTTCTTCGCTCGATCGCATCTTCGTTACTTTTCACATAGATCGTGTTGGCATCGACGATATTGTCCACCAGTTCCTGTGCTGTCTGTATGATCGGAATCGCATATATGAACCGGTATTTCTTTGGAATTATTTCTTCTTTCATGCAGAATTCTATCAGTTTATCCTGAATATCTACTGCTGTTTGGAAGAATTGCATTTCTGACTGTTCACGTCTGCTTTTTAATACGCTGATATCCTTCACCTTCTTTCACTGATCACGCCGCACAGGGCGGCGCGATTATCTGATCCCGGGATTCTATGTAGTAAAGCAGAGGGGGACGCCGAACTCGTTGGCCGCGCCGTTGGTGTTGGCAAGACCATTGCTGTGGACAATACAAAAGTTCGTCGTGGTCGCCTCTTCCGCGGAATCAGACCACCAATTCGCAAACGCACCCTGCTCTGCTTTACCGAATCCATATCCTTTGTTAATGTGGATCATTGAGTTTGCAAAGATTGGAAACTGCACGCAGTCTCCGTTTCCATATCCCACTTCTGACCATATATTTTTACCCCATATTTCCACTTCCGACGGCAGCCATAATTTCTGGTCTTCCTGCCATGCCCATGTCCCTTTTTTGCTGCACAGCCTCTTGTCTGTTTTGATCACCGCTTTTACTTCCGGCGGCAATGTATTATAGATTGTCGTGTTTAACGTTGTTTTTAACGCACTGTCCGGGAAGCCTCCCGCGTTTGTGTTAGCAGGATTCATTGCATACTTTTTTTCAAGACAGTCCCTGCTGATCCAATACAGTCGGTTTGCATTTCCTGATCTGTACCCTTTATATGTATTGATTCCAGCAATTTCCATTCTGACCTTTTCCCCAGTCGTCAGCACAATGTCTTTATAGTCTCCTACATTGAATTCCGAAAAATCCCCGGCTTCTGTCTTCTGCTCTATCTCTTCCCATGTGAACGGAATCTCTTTCCCGAAGTATCCCCATGAAGCCCTGATCTGCGCCTGCTTGTTGTTCAGTGCATCTGCTACAAGATACCCTTCCGGTAAATATCCTTTTTCCGTTATTTCGAGTGTGTCAACGATCCCCAGTGATCTTTTTATTTCTTCCACAAGATCAGTGTATTTTATTATTTTCGTTCCGATAGTTTTTTCTACTATCAGGAAGTCTTCTCCTGCGACTTCTGTCGTCTTTGCTATCTGATTGATATATTCCTCTTCTTTTACCATTCTCTTTTTCCTTTCTGCTTACAATATCGCAAATTTTCTAGTAATAAGGATCTGTTTGTTATCGTCTGTCTTTAATCGTAAACCGTCGCTTGTCAGCATATTAAATGTTACTTCCGCATCATATACACAGTTTTCCACTCTTGTTGTACGTTCCTGTAATTCCTGAATCATCAAAAGCAGTTTTCCTTCCGCTTCTGTGTTCAGTATCCCTTTGATCTCCTGTGTCCAGTTTTCAAATTCCGCCTGCTTTTGTGTTGTGTAATCCTGCAAATACCGCCTGAACCGTTCCAGAAATTCATCTGCCGTCGCCTTGTTACCGTCCACATTTCCTTTGTAGGTTTGCAGGTATTCATCTGCGTCCCTTTTCTTTTCGTCGATATCCCCTTCAAAATCTATTACATCTGTATCGATCCTGTCTTTTTGTTTTGCAAAAAATGCATTGAACTGATCATATATCTGTGCAAAGTTGATCTGTTCGACCGCCCCGCATACCCATCCACAAATATTGCCGTCCATGCGCGTGTCCGTTATCATGTCCTGCGTGATTTCCGTTACGCCCGCTGCAATGGAAATGTGTGCTATTACAATTTCGTGGATCGTCGCCTTGATCTCCGGCTCGGGCGGTATGCCCGCTCCTGCGTAATAGCTGCCCGTCCTGCAAAACGCCTTGATCCAGCGGTTTGTCAAGTCCAGCCGTATAACAATACTGTCCGCGCGGTTCATGTTGCCGCTTGCCGTCTCCAAATCGACCACAAGCCCGTCTGTCAAGTGGTAGCTGTACCCGTCGATCCACGCGTACCCCGATTTTATTTTTACATTCATTCCCCCGTTTGCCACGACCTGCAGATCGCCATTAAATACACCGGACTTGAAAAGCGGGAAAAAATAATCAGCCCAGTGGCGGGTATTATATACCCTGTCGTGGTCTTTGGAATTAAAAAAACTGTAATTCTCTGCCATGCTCTGCCTTCTCCTTTCTAATTGTCTGATAAGTCCACCTTGTCCGGCAGGGGATCGCCGAACGTCGGGACGACCTGTAAGCCACCGTTTTCGTATATCTCCTGTACCTCTGTGATCCGCTTATCCATTTTTATTCCCCATGCTTCTTTGTTTACCGTTACAATGTCGCCTAAATCATAATCGGTCTTGTATTTAAAATTCACGTTGGGAAGCGTCACGGCTTCCAGACACTCCACGATCCCGTATTCTGCCAGCTTTTCCGTTCCCCGTTGCACAAGTGCCGCTTTGTACTGCGCGTCTGTCAGATCGTCCCGCTTAATGTCCCGCGCGTCCACCATGATTTCCCGACGCTCCCAGCCTGTCGCCGCCGGATCAATCGTCGCTTCCGCGACTGTCCGCGCCGTTCCCTCTCCGTCCCCGAATACGACCGCATGGGTTTTATAGTTCTGATCGTTTGTCGTGAACGTGGCTTTGTTTATGTTCCTGTATACCTCTGAAAAAATCACGCGCTTGTTTCCGGTCTGGTTTTCGCTGTGGTCTTTCCCTTCGTATACCTCAAACACGAATTGCTTTTCTTTATAGTCCCCGCGTATACGGAAGCCCAGATTGCTGCAAGCTGATAGCTTTGTCATATATGTATATAAATCTTTGTAGGACACTTGAAGCGATACCCTGCCGCCCGCGCCACATTTTGCACCCAGTACAAGGCGCGGAAGCGGCTTTTCTCCGCTTATCGCGGAAATGTCCACCAGCCGCCGCATAACGTCTTCATAGGGCGTGTCTGTCACATTTACTACCGTTTTTATGCCACGCCTTGAAAGTCCCGCAGAAAGCATACTTCCCGTTGCTGTGATCTCGTTCGAAAAGTCGTCTGCTGCCATCCCGCTAATGATCGCACTTTCCACCGATCCAGTCATTGTCACAATATTTCCTTTCTGCAATAGTTTTAAATTCTTACTGTTTAACGCTGCATGGAGTTCCACTGTTCCAGCTTCGTAATATTTCCGCGTCCATATCAACGATCTGTAAACGTCGATCACTCCCTGCCGCATAAGGTTTATATCATACACTTTCACCTGTTTCTGCTGCCGCATTTCAGTCGCTGTCTGTGTCATGTTCCCCCCTTCTACGGCATTACATAGCAGTTTTCAAAGTCAAAATTCACGTTCATGTAATCACTGCCTTCTTCTGCTGTATAGTTTATATAGTTTCTTCCCGTCTCTAACTGAACATAACCTTCGTTTTCCTCATCCACGGTGTAGTTATAGTCGATCTTTTCCCCGTCTCGAAAAAGTACAACGTCAATATTTCCCTGTTCTGTAGTAATGACGATCTGATCGTCCGGCTGCATGGTACAAAGTAGTTTCAGCGTTTCTCCTGTCGTCACATTCATAATTGACGGGTTTATAACAACGTCTTCCGCAATGATCGTCATTTGAATGCCGATCGCTGTTGTGCTGTCATTGTCCACGACCTTGATTGTCTCTTTTGACCGTGTACCAAATTCCATTCCTTCTTCCGGTATCTCGCAGGGAAATTCCCAGCCGCTTTCCCAGCTTGCCATTTCAATGTGCGTCGCTGCGTCGTCCTTAAAATAGGGATCGGGACAGATCAGAGATATAACGGCAGGGCGCAAAACGCCCTTTTCCGCTATATCAATATCTTCCACACGGTACTTTATTTTCCGTGTCTGGCCGTCCTCAGTGTGGTAAAACGTGCCTTCTGCGCCTTTTTTGAATACGCGCGATAAATGATCTCTGTTTTCCCTGTAATTCCTGCGGATATTCGCCGTAATAACAATATTTCTTTGTTCCAGCGTCTCCCCGCCGTAGCTGCTGCCGTCCGTCGTGGCGTTCTGTGATGTATGCACCGCGTTTTTCATTCTGTATACGCCGTCAAGCGATACAAGAAAAAACTCCGTTACGTCGTGATCGTAGGTAAACACGGCAGAAAGCCCGTTGTCATTCTCGCATTTTATAACTTTTATTTTCTCCACCCCCTTACGCCGGCTTCAGTTTCAGTACGGTCTGCCGCATTGCGTTTCTGTTCAGCCGCGCCGTTTCTGAAGGCGATAATTCGCGCGGACTGTTGATTGTCAGATTTTGCACAAAACCACCGCCCCCTGCTGCCGTCTGCGCGCTTCCCGTCGTACCACTGCCGCCCGCCTTTATGTACCCGTCGATCGTCGTAGGCACTCCGCGCGCCATTGCTGCCTTGATCCGCTTTTCCTCTGCGTCCATGCCGTCTTCCACGCCCTGCGCCATGCCTGCCGGAAGCATTTTTCCGACTTGATCCCGCATGACCTTTGACGGGCTGGCAATCCCGAAAAAGTCTTTTACTGCGTCCAGTGCCGACTTTGCTAAATCCTTAAATACATTTATCAGACTGCTGGCGGCGTTCTTTACGCCGTTTATAACGCCGTCTATGATGTTCTTTCCTAAATCTGCCCAGTTGATCCCCTTAAAAGTATTGATGATCGCGGAAAATACCTGCGGCAATGCTGCGACCAGCGACGGGATCGCCCGAATAATTCCCGATATGAGCGCGCCCAGAAGTTCAATACCTGTCTGTATGATCTTTGGCAGATTTGCAATAATCGTGTTCACTGTCGAAGTAATGACCTGTGGCAGCGTTGCGATCAGTTGCGGGATTGCCTGCACAATTCCCGATATGAGCGAATTTAAAAGCTGTATGCCCGTTTCTATGATCTTTGGCAGCATGGAAACGATCTGCGACACAATCGTATTTATGATTGTCGGCAGCATTGCTATAAGCTGCGGGATCGCCTGTACTATGCCCGATATAAGGGAAAGTAAAAGATTCAGCCCCGCGTCTATGATTAGCGGTAAATTATCCATGATCGCCTGCACAATAACGGGGATCAGTTCTATAATTGCGGTTATAAGTTGGGGTATCGTCTGTGAAATGCCGTTAATGAGACTTACAAGGATTTGTACGCCCATTGAAATAATCTGCGGCAGATTTGCTATAAGTGCCTGTGATATTGTCTGAATGATAGTGGGAAGCATTGCAAGAAGCTGTGGTATGGTTTCCGTTAGTCCCTGTAAAATCCCGCTAAAAAGTGTTATTGCTGCGTTTAATATCTGTGGTAACAGTGTAGGCAATGCGCCCGTTACTGTCCGTATCAGTGTAAAAAATGCCTGCATGAGCGGCGGCAAAAGCTGATCCGCAAGCCCGCCTAACTGTCCGGCTATTCCTGCAAATGCCGCGCTTAGTCCCTCTATCAGCTTCGGGACTGTCTCGACGATCCGTGGCACGGTTTCCATAACGCGCGGAAGCACGTTGTCAACTACCGTCAAAACACTGTCGGTCATGTTGTCGATCAGCCCGTCTAAATCCGCGTTTTCGTCTGCAAGCCCTGTCATAAGGTTTTGATACGCCGACTTCGCCGCGCTGATTGATCCCGATATGGTTTCGCTTGCTTCCTTTGCGGTTGTCCCCGTGATCCCCATTTCCGTCTGTACGACGTGGATCGCGTCTACAATGTCCGCGTATGAAGATATATCGTACTCAATGCCGGATAGCTTTGTTGCGTCTTCCAAAAGCCGCTGCATTTCCTCTTTCGTGCCGCCGTAGCCCAGCTTTAAGTTATCCAGCATTGTATAATTCTGTTTTGCGAAGCCTTGATATGCGGTTTGTATTGATGATATGTCCGATCCCATTTTGTTGGCGTTGTCTGCCATGTCTGTGATCGCCATATCCGCTTTCTTTGCCGCCGCCTCGGTGTCCCCGCCCATGCTTTTAATAAGGGCGGCAGAAAATCCCGTTACGGTTTCCATATATTCGTTTGCAGACAGTCCGGCGGTCTTGTAGGCATTATCCGCATTTTTTAATACGGTGTCCTGCGCCTTCATCAGACTTTCATAGTCTTTTTTCGCGTCTGTCGTCGATTTCCCGACGCTTTTGGCGTATTCCTCTAACGATTGCCCGCCAGCCCCGAAAAGCGTCTCTACGCCGCCCACAAGCTGTTCATAATCGGCGTATTGTTCCACCGCGTTCTTTGCGATCGCCGCGCCTGCTGTCAGTGCTGCCGTTGAAAAAGCCGCAAATGCTTTCATTGTGCCGCCGATCGTGACTTCCAACGCCTTGAAGCCGCCTTTTGCCGCGCCTGCTGCCGCATTTCCCACCGCTGTCAACGATTGCTTTAAGGAAGGCAGCTTGCTTTTTAACTCGTCCGCTTTCTCCCTCATGGTGTGGAAAGCGTCTGCAACTTTCTTGACGTGCGGATGGGCGTTTTTAAAGTCCTCGACTTTCTTTTTTGCACCCTCGACCGCCGATCCGATCTTTTGTACCGCTGCGCTTTCCTTTACGGTTTCCGCGATTTTCTGCTTTGCTTTTACAAAACCGTCTGCCAGCTTCCCCACGATCGGGACATGGCTTGCGATTTTATATATTTTCTGCCCCAGCGTTTCCGCTTCCTTTGCCGCCGCTTTCTGCGCCGTCTGTGCGTTTTTTAATTGTGTATTATATCCCGCTAGTTTTTGCTGTGTAGCCGCAATCTCCCGCTGTAAATCGCGGTATTCTGCGCTATTATCAGCGTTTTTCCCATCTGCTGCCATTTCACTTTGCGCCTGTTTTAACATTTTTAACTTTTCTTCTGTTTCCGCTATTGCTTTTGTTAAAACTGTTTGTTTCTGCGCCAAAAGTTCTGCATTTTTGGGATCAAATTTTAGAAGTGAATTTACGCCTTTTAATTCGCTGGAAAGACTGCGGGCTTCTTTTTCTGTATTTGACAACACTTTTACAAGATTTCTGTTGTCTCCGTCGATTGTTACGGTAATTCCTTTTAGCCCTTTTGACATTGTCGCTTACCCTCTCTTTCCGAAAAGTCGCCGCAGGCTCTGCCTGTCCGGCTCTGTCTGTGATAACGTCCGCGCATTTTCCAGATATTCGCGCCCTTCTTCCGTTTTATTCATTTCATGTATGAAAGCGTCCCGCCTGTACTGTAAATAGTCTATGTATTCAAGTTCTTCAATCTCGTTTACATTCAATCCGGTGTATTCATGCACCAAATGTTCCCAGTACGTCGGTATGTCATAAATCCCGCTTTCGTCCGTCGGGTAGAAGGGCAATTTTAGTTTGGGTTTAACGCTTCGCCATTTGCAAATTTTGTGTACTGAGTAAGAAACTCTTTTATTTCCTCTATCGAAAACTGATCATCTACCCAGTCCACCGTTATTTTTTCGCCTTTCAGATTGTTGGAAAGAATTTGCGCTGTCAGTTCGTATAATTCGTCTATTGTTTCCCTGTCTGCTTCGTTCTTTTCCGCTGCTGTCTGCGCTTCGCCTTTTTTCTCCACAATTTCCTGCATATCTATTAACGCATGGAATACGCGCTTTTTAGGCATACCGACATGGATCACTTTTTCAAATTCCACTATCTTTCCGTTTTCCTCGCGTTCGTCATCGAATGTCAAAACCATGTAATTTCTTTTTGCTTTCTGAAAATTTACTTTATAATTCATATTTACTTTCCTTCCGTTTCTTTGTAATGTGCTGGGCTGGAAATGCCAGCCCCGCGTTTATCTGTTATTCTGTGCCGCCCTGCTCTGTGCCGCTGCCGCCGCCTGCTGCCGTCTGCGCCGCAAGGAAGGAAGCGATCTTCGCCGCCTTGTCGCTGCCTGTCAGCGTGTAGCCTTTCGCCTTTGCGATCGTCTCAATCTGTGCCACTGTCAGCGCGTTTAACTCTGTTTCCGTGTATGTCTGCTGGTATTCCTCGTCAATTTCTTCCACAAACTCGATCAGCGTCCCGCGCTCGTCATGCGGTTTACATGTAAATTCCGCGTCAATCACTGTCGCGCTGTCCGGCGCGAATGTGATCGTAAATCCTGCGCTGTTTCTGCCGACCACAAGCAGATAGCAGTTGCCTTCCACCGGGTCTTCATGCACAAACAGGATCGCATACTGTTTCCCGTCGTCGTTTGCCGTCCCGCCGATTTTCAAGCGGCGGTATGTTTTCCCGTCCTTTGTTTCCGTCGTGATCTCTGCCGTTGCTGCAAACTTCGCCAGCGTCTGCCCGTTCCATGTGAAAAGCCCCGATTTGAAAGTTGCTTCCTCGTCCGTCAGAATTTCCTTGACGATATGCCCCAGATCGTCCTTTTCCTGCGTCATGGTGGGCTTGTACTCAATACTTGCGCCGCCCTTGATCCATCCCGCGTGATTTTCCTCTGTCATAAGCTGCTTTAAAATCTCTGCAAAGTCTTTCGCAAAGTCGCCCGTAAACTCTGCCATGTAAAGTTTACCGCTCCCCAGCGTGACTTTTTCCTTTGTTCCTTTTTTCATGCACCCTTACCTCTTTTCTATAAAATTTGTTGTGTAGATTGTTTCAAACATTTTTTCTTCCCCGATCCACTCCCTGTCTTTTGTCGCTTTCCACGCCTGCTTTGCAAATGCCGCTTCGATCTTTTTTTCGTTCTCCGCGTCAATGCGCGCCGCGTAAAATTCGACGGTCAGATCGTGGGATATGATCTGCGCGTGGAAGTCGTCGCCGTCCTCGTCCGTCCGGTCAATGAAAGCAATAAACGGCAGCTTTTGTGGCTTTGTGAAAGCTACTTCCGCGACCGGAAGCCCTGTTTCATTTTCAAGATATTCTTTAATATTCATCAGCTACCACCCCACAATCCCGCCAGCCGTTCCTCTAAAACCTGTTCGGCAATCTGCCGCCCGTATTTAATATGTTTTACCGCCTTTGTCCTGTGCGTCCCGTCCCGTGTCAAATGCCCGTTTTCCAGCAAGTGCGTCAATCTGTATTCCGGCGTTTCAACGTGCCATTCTGCCGCGTAGTGGTGGCGTTCCTGCCAGCCCTTATCTATCGCAAAACTATTCCGGTATGTCCCCGCGCGCCGCCTGCCGCTTACTGGCGCGTACTGTTTCGCCGTCTGGTTGCAGGCTTCGGCGGCTTCGTCGATTGCCTTTACAAATTCTTTTTCCTGCACGTCTGCCCATTCAAGAAGCACCTCCGAAAGCGCAAGCCCTAACTGTTCCGGCGGGATCGCCCTTGCCGCGTTTATGTTCATGCAAATTCCTTCTCCCTGTGTTTCTCGAATTTAACAAGCGTTAGTTTTGTGATCGGCGGCAGCGCGTCTTTGATATGATCCACCTTGTCAATGTCGTATTGTTTACCCTCGATCACTACGACTTGATGCGGTTCTATGTCCTGCTGCCGCAAAATGTGTATCACGCGATCCGCGCGGGTATCTGCCGCCCGCGCCGCATAGTGCCTTGTTATCCCCACGTTTTCATTGCCGAAGCGCAGCCCCTCTTTTACTCTTTCCAGCCTGTCTTCCCCGTTCACTCTGCACACGTCCGCGATCCCGTCGTTAAATTCTTCAAACTTTGCCTTCATCTGCTGCCCTGCTTTCCTTTTCCGGTACATTCGCCACCGCCGCTTCCAGCGCAAACGCCGTCAGATTGCAGGAAAAATCATGCTCAAACTGTTCTATGGCGTTCGATCTTCCGTAACGGCAGAAAGCAAAAAGCAATGTCCGCGCGGTTTTCTCTTTTTCAAAGTCGATCACGCCGCCTTTTATTTGTTCCAGCCGCGCCTGCCCCTGCTGCATAATGTCCCGTATTTTCTTTTTTGTCGCCGCGTCGTCAAAAGTCACGTCCAGCGCGTTCAACACGTCTTCCAGCAGAACGTCCTCGGCTGTCTTTCCCTGTACCTCTGCCATATTGCACCGCCTTTTTATGATAGGCGGCAAAGGGAGTTCCAGCCGCCTGTATGTCTGTTAGTTGCTGCCTGCTGCCATCTGCGCCGCAAGGAACGAAGCAATTTTCTCCGCTTTGTTGCTTCCTGTCAGCGTGTATCCCTTATATGCCGCCAGCCCCTCGATCTGTGCCACGGTCATTCCGTTTAACTCGCTTTCCGTCCATGTCGTTTTTTCAACTTCCTTTTCGACGATCTCCAGCTCTCCTGTGTATGCTGCCACGCCCTCTGCCATATATGCCGCAGGGCTTACCGCCGCGCCTGCTGCCGCTGTATATACCAGATATGCGGCGGGCTGCAGTTCGCTAATGTCAAGCACAAGGAAGCTGTTATTGTCCTTCGGCTTGCCGTTGCCATAAAGGTGTCCGGCGTAGACTCTTTCGCGCTGCAAAAACTTGTAGCTGTCGTCATGCTCGATCACGCCGTCTTTTCCTGTGCCGATTCCGCAAAAATACTGTTTTGCAATACCCAGCACGGCTTTTCCGCTGGGTACTTCCTCGGACTGGATCACTTCGGTGGGATAGGGCAGCACATTATTTGCGTATGTGCCGTCGGGGCGCTGGATCGTGGTTGCGGGCATGACCTTTTGCCAGTAGTCGACCGGATTTACGACCATAATCACTTCGCCGACCGCGCGGGGGCGGTTGTTTCTTCTTACTGCCATTTTCCCAATCAGCCCGCCGTATACTTCCGGTGTAAACGCCGTGACTTTGATTGCGGTTTTGTCGGGGTATGCTTCGTCGTCCGCGTGTGCTGCGGTAATATCTTTCATCATGCCGATCGGCATTTTAAAGCCCGTGCCGCAGACGATCCCTTCTTCCAGCCCGACGTATAAAGCGTCCTGTAAAACCTGTCTCACATAGCTGTCAAGCCATGTCGGTCCCAAATCCAGCATAGACTTGGCGATCGGCATAAACGCGGTCAGACTGAACATAACCATGTTCAGTTTTTCAAATTCGCCGGACAGTTCTTTTTCAAATTCTGCCGTAATATCGCCCCATTTTGCCTTCTGTTTTCCGTTCCTGTTTAAAATCCATTCCGTGACATAGGTGGTATTGTTAAAGTCAATCACGGAAAGCAACTTGTGTTCTGCTTTCAGACTGTCGAACACGTCTTCAATGATTGTCTTCGGCATTGTCACGTCAAGATTTGCCAATGCCTGCTTCGGTGTTTCCGTTTTCATGGCAGCGATCACTGCTTCATAATATTTCTTTTCCTCGGAAGTGATCTGCCGCAGCCCCCGCGCCGCCAGTGCTGCCGCGTCCATCTGTTCAACCGCTGCCGCGTCCTTTGCGCGCTTCAAAACTTCCTGCTGGATATTGTCTGCCATGTCCGTGAACGCCTGCGCCACCTGTTCTGCGTCGCCGCTCTCCAGTGCGCTGTTAAATTTCTGTGCCAGTTCCTCGCGCATAAGTTCTTTTACGTCCTTGCTTTTCATGTTCTTTTTACCTCTCTTTCAGATATTGCGCGGCTGCCTGTCCTATTAGTGCCGCAAGTTTATATTTTCGAGTGTCTTTTTGCTTTTTGTCCTCGTCGTCTTCGTCGTCCGTGTCGTCTGTGCCTTTCCCGCCGTCGTCGCCGCTTCCGGTGTCGTCGGTGTCCTCGTCGTCCTTTTCCCCGTCGTCCGTGTCCTCGTCGTCCTTTTTCTGCGCTGTCCTGCAAAACTGTTTCATTTCCTCGCGGAAAGCCTTCTGCGCCGTCATTTCGCGGCGCATTTGTGCAAGCTGCTGTTGTAACTGCTGTGTCATATCCGGCTCGGGCGTTGCCGCCTTGTCCACCTCGTCAGCGAAGCCCATTTCCACCGCCTGTTCGGGCGTTAAATAGGTTTCATTGTTTAACATTTCGATCAATTCGTCTTCCGTGATGTTCACGCGCTCCATGTAAATCTGTCTGTTACTCTCCATAAGCACGTCCAGATCGTCCGCAGCTTTCCGCAGTTCGGCGGCGTTCCCCGCTACCGATAGCCACATATTGTGAATTAAAAGGCTTGTACCCAGCCCCATAATCCGGCGGTCTGCTGCCTGCATGATAACGGACGCGACCGAATACGCGAAGCCGTCAACATACGCCACAATCTCTTTGCATTTTTTCTGTTTAAGCTGGTTATAGATTGCGATCCCCTCTTTGACTGATCCCCCGTATGAATTGATATGCAGTTCAACGGTTGCGCTGTCCGGTATCTCTGCCAGTGCCTTTCTGAAAAATTCCGCGCTGGTTTCGCTTTCGGTGTATTCCCACGTCCACCAGTCAAATGTGCCGTATTCCGACACATCATCATAAATATATAATTTGTGAACGTCCGATCCGGCTTCCTGTCTGAAGCAATAGTGCGCTTTCTGCTGTCTCATTCCGTGCCACCCCCTTCCGTGTCGCCTAAATGCGCCATTTTTTCCGCTTCGGCGTAATTTTTTGTTATATAGTGTTTCTGCGACCAGTCGCTTCCGATCGCTGTGTCGCCCAGCTTTGTCCGCAGTTCGTCAATGCAATATAAGCCGCTGGAAAGCAGCTTGTCGCTGTTTGTCGCCTGCTCGAAAATGTCTATATGCTGTATGCAGTTTGTGTTAATGTCAATATAATTCCCTTTGCAAAACTGCTTTGCGCCGTACCTCTTGCGCGTCGCTTCCTCTCCCAGCTTTTCCGTGATCGGATCAATGGCAAAAGTCAGAAAGTTTTTTGTGATCTTCTCGACCTCGGAAACGTCCCCCAGTATAAGGGCTTTCGGTATGCGCCACGCGCGCCCTGCCATTTCAAATTCATAATTGATCCGCTCGTTTATGTCCGCTGGCGTTGCCGTCGTCCCCTGCTTTGTCACGTCCGTATATGTATAGCCATTCTGCAACGGCAAAACCGCCGATTCCGCTTTATAGAACGGTTTAAAACGTTCGTTTATAAGTTCGTTTAGTTTTTGTTGAAAATCCTGCTGCTGGGACGTGTTCGCGTCAATGTTCAATATGCCTTTCTGCGCCCCCTGCCGCAGCATACTTCTAACGGCTTTTGCCACCGTCTGCCCGTAACTTGTGTACGATCCTTCCAGCCGCCGTCTTGCGTCTATGTTGTTTAGCTGCATATAGATCACTTCGCTGGACGGGTACGACTTTTGAAGCGTCAAGTCCCCGATCGTGATAGCTGAAAACACATCTTCATAAAATGCGTATGTTTTCCGGCAAAAACTGTCTGCCACATACAAATAGCCGTTCATTTCCACGATTAAGGCTTCATTGTCATAGCAAAGGTTGGAAATAAAATGCTGCATGAAGTCGCTGCTGTTTTCGTTCGGGTTTGGCTCATAGTTCCACAAGTAATATTCCGCGCCGCGCTCCGGCTTTCCCTTTACAAAAGTTCTGATCTCGCATTTCCCGATCGTGTTCGCCACCATGTTGATCGCGCAGGCTGTCGCCAGTTCCTTGAAAAACGCTTCTGTAAATTCTTCCTCGATCTGCGTCTTTACGCTGATCGTTGATTCCCGCCCGAAGGCTTTTAAAAAATATTCCGTCATATTCACGCCGCCCACCCCCTTTCTTTAGAATGTGAATAGCGGCAGCACTTCGCCGCCCGTCTGCTGTTCTGGTATTAGTTCATGCTGCGTCATTGCCGCGACATATGCGAAAAATCCGTCTGTCTTGCGGCTCTTTGCTTCGATTTTTTGGTACTCATAATTTCCGTATTTTTTTGACTTCACTTTTTTGGTATTGTTCGTGTACCACCGCATGATCGGGCAGTCGCCGTATACAATATTGTGATTGCGGAAGCCGCTGTCAATGATCGGCTCAATCTTTATTTTGTCGGACGGGCGCACCAGCTTTATATTTTTGTTTTCATAGGTAAAGCCGACGCGCGCCAGTGCTGCTTTCATCAGTGCGAAGCGGTAATCATCTAACGCCAGCATGGGGATATTGTAAAAGTGTGTCTGTACCTCTACCCAGTCCGCGATCAGTTCCGGGGGGATTTCCGGCGCGTCTATGATCTCCGCGTCCCCTGCTGCCACAGCTTCCATGTACGGAAATTTTATGCGCGGCAGGTCTGCGCTGTTTGCACATATCCATGTATGCTGTTTAAAGACAAACTTTGCGCCCCTCTTTGTGAGTACGCCAGCCGCCGCAAAATCATTTATTTTTGTGTAGTCTATGCCGATCACTCCGGTTTCCCGCATGATCGGCGGCTCTACTTCCTGTCTGGTTATCAGAATGTTTTCCCATGTCGTCAATTCCACTTCGCTGTTTCCCTGCCGTATGTTCATTCGCTTTGTCATAAAGTCGGACGCGGAAGACCTGTTTTCCTTCCACTCCCCGTACTCTTTGCGCGTTTCCTCCAAAAGCGTCGGCAGATATTGAAGGCTGGGGTTTGCTTTGTGCCAGTTTTCTTCGTCGTGTACCTCTTCGGGATCGTCAAGCGCACACATAAAAGGCAGAAGCCCGTTGTCCTCAATCTCAAAATCTAAAATGCGTTTCGATTTCTCGATCAGATCATCTAAAACGCCGTCGCATACGTCGCCATTTGTTGTGGTGTAGGTCATGCGCGGCTGGGGCTTTTTCCCCAGCGCAGTCGTAAACACTTTTATGTTGTCGTAGCTTTCAAATGCGTGTACTTCGTCAAAATCTACCTTGCCGGATCGCAAGCCGTCCTTTGATTTTGCATTGTTTGTCCGGTATTTGATTTTTGACCGCGTTTTCCTACTCTGTATTTCTGATTTTGTCCAGCGGAAGTGCCGGATCAGCTTTTTCCTGTTCTTCTCCAGCACGTTGTATATATCATCAAAGGACGTGCGCGCCTGTTCTTCCGCTGTGGCGCAAATATCTATGTCATAGTTCGGTATTCCGTTGTACTGGCTTATCAGCGCGAAGTCCTCAAACGCCAGATAGCCGTTTTTTCCTGCGCCCCTACCTACGAAAATCAGCAGATCGGGGAAGCGCGGCAATCCGTCTTCCCTGTATACGCAGCAATGCAAAGTGAACACGAATTTTTCCCACGGGAATAACTCAAAATCAAAATATTTTTCCAGCTTCATGTAGTTGTGAAGCTGTTCTGTGTCTATGGTCAATTTTTCGCTTTCAAATACTTTTTTTACGAATTTAACCAGCTTTTTTTGGTATAAACAGACTTTTTTTAGCCCTTTTTTACCCCCGTTTTCGACCATGTAAATATAGTCGTATAGTTCCGGTACATCTCTATAATTCGTCGTCAAAATCCCCACCGCCTAACATAGCGTTGGCTTTTAGCCCTAACTCTGCAAGCAGCTTCAGCATTTGCGCGTTTGTCTTGTTGAACATTTCCACGGCTTCGTTTTTTTTCATACCGGACTGACCGCCGCCGTTATTGTATTTTACGATAGTTCCGCGCTTTTGAATGTCTTCGATCAGCAGGGTTTTTGTAACATACATAGCCATGTAATCGTCGATCATATCGTCAAAAAATTTCCCGTATGTCCCGTTGGCTTTAAGCTGCTGGCGCAAGTCGTTTTCGATCTCTTTATATTTTTTTGTGCGCGTGATCCGCTTTACGTCCTCGCTCCTGTTGTCCGGTTTCTTTGCCATGTATACCACCCCCTCATGTGCGCGCGATCTTCCGTTTTGTCTACCCCATGCCCCGTTTCCCGTCCGGCGTTCAAAATCCAAAACTTTTGGGGCGGGGGGATCATTTACCAGCGTTCCTCATTCACAAATTTATTTTTATTTTCTTTTTTCCAGCCCTTGCCCTTGTCATGCTCTTTATTGTGGCAGTCCTCACACAAAGGAATTAAATTGTTATACGTCACGCCGTTATATACATACGCCCTCGACAATGCCAGCCGCGGATGCCGCCGCACCCACTGGACATGGTGGACGCTGCGGGCTGGCGCATGAAAGCCGCGCTTCTTGCAATGCTGGCACTCATAATTATTTTCTTTCATAACCGCTTCGGAAAGCTGCCGCCACTCCCTGCATTTATAGAATTTGTATAGCTTGTCTTCCGCGATCAGTTGTTTGATCCATTTTTCCAATGCGTCCTGTGTCATAGATATATAGCCCGCTCTCTTTATGCTGGGCGCGACTGCCGCACCCAGCCGAAGGAAAGTATAAGGCACACGGCAAAATAAAAAGGGACACAAACCACACTAAATTATAATTGTGTCGTCTGTGTCCCTAGTATCTTCGCCATGTGCCTTATTTACGGCTTTATTTTAACATATCCCCGTAATATATGCAACTTCTTATTTCTGCCCCAGCGTGACGCGCTGTGGCGCGTCCTGCTGCCCTTTCTGTGTCCCACCCTGTCCTGCTGCCAGCGTCGCTTTATATGTTGCCGCCCGCTGCTGTCTGCGCTTATGTGAACGGCAGTTCTTCGTCTATCCCGTCCGGTATGTTCATAAAGCCGCCGCCGTCCGTCGGATAGTCCCCCACTGCCGTCTGTGTGTTTCCCTGCTGCGCCTGTCCTGCTGCCGCCTTGCTTTCCGCAAACTCTTGATCCTCTGCCACAATATCCGTTGTATATACCTTTACGCCGTCGCGGTTCGTGTAGCTGCCTGTCTGTATTCGCCCTGTTAATACAATCTTTGTCCCCTTGTGCAAATACTTTTCTGCAAACTCCCCAGCTTTCCCGAAAGTTACAACGGAAGGAAAGTCTGTGCCAGCGTCCTTTCCCCTGCGGTCTACTGCCAGCGTGTAGCGCGCTATGCACATTTGTTCCTGCGAATCGCCTTTCGCCGAATACCTCACTTCGGGATCGCACGTCAGCCGTCCCATAAGTATAACTTTGTTCACTGTCTGCCCCTCTTACTTTCTTTTATTGTTTGTCCCGATCCAGCCTAAAATAACGACCGTTAAACAAATGATCGCTGTTATGATGATTGCCGTCATGTTTACGTTTGCCATGTCCTCACTTCCTTTCTGCCGCTTTATTTGCTATGATGATCGCCAGCGTGACCGGAAAAGCCACACCCGCGAATATGCTGTATTTTTTTATCTGCTTTTTCTGCTTCTCGTCAGCGTCCGGCGTTTTCTTTGTTGTCAAAAGAAACATATAATAGCCGAAGCCGATCGCCAGTTCTATGTAGAGAAATACGGCTATTCCCACCGCCACGCCCGCTGCCGCGCTCATATTTTCCCGCCCCCGCTTTCCTTTTCTGTTTCCGGCATCTTCTGCAACGGGCAATCTTTAGGGAAAGTCTTTGCTTCTTTCATACTCCATTTTCTGCATACATCAGTAGCAGACATTGGACATTCCCCGCAGCAGTTCGGTGTTTCAATTATAAATGCAGATTTGCTCATTTTTCCACTTCTCCCCTCTCAAAATGTCCGGTCATTTTTCGGATCAATCCAGTTTTTATGTTCCTTATCACGCTCTTTCATATAATCGCTTACCGCGCCGCCTGCTGCCGCCGACCAGAATAATAAAAGCAGTATTCCGGCAATGATCCTAGCTATGATTTTAATAATTGTTTTATCCACCGTTTTCTTCCCTTTCTTTCCGTGCCTGCGCCTTGTTTACGATCAGCCGTATTTTTATAACCTCGCTGTCCTCTAAATATTCACATACATTCGCAAGATCGGACGCTACGGCGTAACGATCCGCTTCTTTTTCTGTCATTTCCCCGATTTCTGAAAAATCCGTGATCGCCGCTTTCCTGTTTTCCGGCGTTTCCTCTCCCGCCGTCGTTTCCACCGCCGTCTTTCCGTCCTGTTCGATCGTGATTGTGATTTTTGTTTTTCCCATGCCCTCTTTTTCCTTTCTTTCGCTTATACCGTCGATCCTACGTCGTCCAGCCCGTATTCCCGCTTCCTGCGCTTGCAATCCTCCAGCATACGTTCCAAAATCCCCACTTCCTCGTCGCTCATGTAGATATAATATTTTTCAAGCATTTTCAGCGCATGAAGGCGGCGCGCATTTTCTTTTTCTTCCTCGTTTGTGTCGGTATCTGACATTTGATCGGCTTTCTGCTCTGCAATGCTGCGCTTTTCCTTTTCCTCTCCCTTTTTCGCGTCCACCATTTCGCGGATTTCCTGTGCCTTTATGTCCTCGCCTGCTGCCACCCGTCCGGCAATCTCTTTTTGCTCGCTTTCCGGTAACTGGCTGGCTGCTGCCGCCGCCGTTACGCCCATTTCGCCTTTTTCAAACTGTTCTTTTACTTCGGGAACGGCGTTTTTATTGATCCGGTTATAGTCCCCGATAACCGCCGCAGACGTTCCCATGATCCGTGCCACATAGTCCCGCACCCGTTCGCCGTGTTCCAAAATCAGCAGCTTTTCCCGCTGCGCCTGTTTCAGCGCGTTTTTCCATTCCTCGGCTTCGATCATCTTGTCATAGTCCGTATAATGACGGTTGAAAGCGTTCCCGATCAGAACATGAAGCCTAAACTCTGTTTCTGTCATATCCTTATAGCGGCAGTTTACGACGCGGAAATTTTCTGCGCCGCCCTGTACTAACATTTCAATAGCTGCGCGCCGCCTGTGTCCGCTTGCCAGGCAGTATTCGCCGTTTATACGCCCTAATATTAAAGGCTCATGCAAGCCGCCCGCCATTTCAATTCCCGCCGCCAGTTCCTCTATTTCGTCCATGCTGTATTTGTTGTGCTTCGTCACTATGATTTTTTCATAGTCCAGCCGGATTTCTGCAAAATCCTTTTCGATCGCGCCCGCTTCCCCTGTCGTCGCTGCGTTCATAAGTTTTTTAATGTCAAATGCCATTGTTTTTCTCCTTTCCTCTCCTTCTTATCCTGTCAATTTGCCTTTCCAGCTTTTCTTCTCTGATCTTGGCGACCTTATCCCCGCATAACAACATTTCTTTCATTTGTTCCAGCATGATCTCAACGTCCGCTATTTCCTCAATCAGATTTTTATATGCTTCGCTTTCCCTGTCCAGCCTGTCCTCATTCAATGCCCCATAGCCGCCGTGTAAATCTTTTCGCCAGAATTTATTTATTGCCTGTGTCAGTTCTGCCATTTCCTCTATACACTGGCGGGATTGTGCGTCGTAGCCGTACCGCAATACAATTTCTTGTATTCTTTCATCAGTCATTTTTTATGCCCCGCTTTCCTGCAAATACTCATTGACAAATTTTCGATATGTGACCGCTGCCGCGCTGCGCGGGCTGTACTTTTCCAGCGGCTCTTTGTAGTACGTCGCCGCCGTTACCTTGTCCGACCGTCTGATCCGCGTAGAAAATACCCTGTATTTGCAGTTTTTACGAAGCCAGCTTTCCGCGACCTCGTTTTCATCTGATTTTCTGTAATTTGTCAGAAGTATTCCGGCGATCCGAAGCCCCGCGTTCAATGCCTGCAGTTCCTCGATCTGCGCCGTTATTACCTCTACGCCGTCTAATGCCCAGTTGTCAAGCGTGATCGGGACTATGACTTCATCAGCGGCGCATAGCGCGTTAATGGTACACATCAGCAGGGCGGGCGGGTTGTCAATAATGCAATAATCATATTTCTGTTTTACCCCCTGCAAATATTCTTTTACCCTGTTTTCCTGTCTCTCTGTGCCTGTGCGGATCGCGTTGTCTGCTTCCAGAAGGGAAATATTCGCGTTTACAATCCCGATCCCGTGCTTTTCCTGTATGATCGGTGTGCGCCTGTATAAAATTTCCGCTGCGCCGCAAGTATCTTCCCCGCCGTCGTAGCAATCGCAAAACTGGCTGGCGTTCCCCTGCGGATCGTTGTCAATCAGCAAAACGCGCTTCCCGTGCTTTTCTGCCAGCAGCGTCGCCATATTGATCGCGGTTGTGGTCTTTCCGACATTATGTGAAGCTTCACATAAAGTTGGTTATGAAAAGTAAGTTATTATGCAAAGTTGAGCCTACACTTTTGCTGATTTTATAGGGTATAGGCTCTTTTGAACTTTGCATAATCAGGAGTAAACCCTTACAAAGATTTCAACCAATCAAGAAGGTCTTTATCCTTTTTCCACGCTGGCAGTTCGTCAGATGATGGACTGTTGTAAGCTTCCATCAATGCTTTTCGCTTCATTTTTTCGTCTGCCCGTGCGTAGATTTCGGTTGTTGAAATATCAGAGTGTCCCAGTAGATCTCTGATATAAACAAGATTGACTCCGGACTGAAGCAGATGCATTGCTTTGCTATGCCTCAGCCAATGCGGTGTGATTTCATCGGATATATCCTTTATTCCCATTGCTTGAGCCTGTGCAGCATATTTTTTCAAAATATATGTCACTCCGGCTCTCGTCAGGGGTTTATTGCTCCGGTTGGTAAATAACGGATTGCGACCATATACAGGCGAAGCCAGACCAGAACCTTCCATATACTGCTTCAACAATTCCCCAGTTGGTCTCATGACTGGAACAATGCGGCTTTTACCGCCTTTGCCTGTCAGTACGATGGTGACAGTATCATTTAAAGCAACATCACAAACTTTTAGATCCACAAGTTCCTGAACCCTTGCTCCGGTATCATATAAAAGTGACAGCAGAACAGCATCCCTTTTCCCCTGGATTGTTGTCCTGTCGGGTTGTTCTAACAGGCCCTTGATGCTATCCAATGGAAGATACATGAGTGGCACCGTATCCGTTTTTTTCATTGGAATAGCCAGGATTTTCTGGCTTTGCTGTATATACTGTGGTTCTTCTAC